TGAGCAAAATACGCCGACGCCTTGCGCAGAATCTCGTTCGCCTGGCGCAGTTCGCGGTTCTCTCCCGCTCCAGCGCCTTGATCCGCTCCCGCTCGTCCGTCGTCGGGCCGGGCCGCTTCCCATGGTCGCGTTCGGCCTGCCGGACCCAGCCCCGCAGCGTCTCGGGATTGCAGCCGATCTTCGCCGCGATCGAGCTGATCGCCGCCCACTGCGAGGCGTGCTCCCCCTCGTGCTCGAACACCATCCGCACCGCGCGCTCGCGGACTTCAGGGGCGTATTTGGGTGATGCCTGTTTCGTCATGATGACCCCATCCTCTCAAGAAACGGGGCCTCCGGGAATCCCGGTGCGGTTCACTCTGCTGGTCGGGGAGGGTCTGGAGACCGTCCTGTCGGGGATGCAGGAAACCGGACTTCCCGGCTGGGCTGCCTTCTCCGCCGGCAATCTGGTTGACCTGATCTTGCCGCCCGCCGTGGCCGAAGTGGTGATCCTGGTCGATCACGACACCAACGGCGTGGGGCAGCGCAAGGCCGAGGCCGCCGCCCGCCGGTTCCATGCCGAAGGCCGCCGCGTCCGCCTCGCCCTGCCTCCCGTCCCCGACACAGACTTCAACGACATCCTACGCGCGGCCACGGCTGCGGAGACCGCCCATGCCTGACGACGTTCGCAAGATCATCGAGACCGCACCGGAGTTCACGCCGCCCCCTGGTGGTGAGGACGACGACGGGCTGTCCCAGCGCGACAAGCTGATCCTGTGCGCGACGCGCGGCGAACTGTGGCGTGACGCCGATCATGTCGCCTACGCCACCGTGGAGGTGGACGGGCATCTCGAAAGCTTTGCCGTCCGATCCAGCGCCTACCGTCGCCACCTGCTGAAGACCTACGGTGCCCGCTACAAGCAGGTAATCGCCGAGGGCGACACGAAGATCACCATCCCCGGCTCACCGTCGTCTCAGGCCCTTGCCGACGCGCTGAACAGCGTCGAAGCCATCGCCTGCAACGGGGCGGAGAAGGTGCCCGCCGTCCGCGTCGGAGAGCACGAAGGCCGAGTCGTCATCGACCTGGGCACGCCCGACTGGTCCGCCGTCATCATCGGGCCGGACGGCTGGAGCGTCGTCTCCCGCCCGCCGTGCCCCTTCATCCGCCCGGCCGGGCTGCGCCCCCTGCCCGTGCCGCAGAAGGGAGGGCGAATTGACGAGCTGCGCCCCTTCCTCAACATCGGAAGCGACGAGGACTTCCGCCTCGCCGTGGCCTGGATCGTGGCTTGCCTGAAGCGCAAGGGGCCGTTCCCCGTCATGGTGGTGAACGGCGAACAGGGCGCGGCCAAGTCCACGTTTTGCCGCGTGCTGCGCCGGCTGGTCGATCCGAACGCGGCCGATCTGCGCTCACCGCCGAAGGACGAGCGCGACGCGCTGATTGCCGCGCGCAACGGCTGGGTGCTGGGTTACGACAACCTGTCCTTCATCGACGGCGACCAGTCGGATTGGTTCTGCCGCATCGCCACCGGGGGCGGGTTCGCCACGCGGGCGCTCTACACGAACAACGAGGAAGTGTTGATCGACGTGTGCCGCCCGGTTCTGCTGAACGGCATTCCCGCGCTGGCATCCCGCCCCGATCTGGCCGACCGAGCCGTTGCCCTGACCCTGCCGGCGATGACGGCGGAGGCCCGCCGGCCGGAAGCCGCGTTCTGGTCGGAGTTCGACGCCGCCGCGCCGCGCATCCTGGGCGCGCTGTTCGACGGCGTGTCGGTGGCGTTGCGCAACCGCGCCACGGTGACGCTCCCGCGCCTGCCCCGCATGGCCGATTTCGCCCTGTGGTCCGCCGCCGGCTTCCCAGCCTTCGGGTGGAAGCCCGACCAGTTCGTTGCCGCCTATGAGACCAACCGTGCGCGCGGTGTCGAAGAGGCTGTCGAGGCCGATCCGCTGGCCGCCGCCGTGCTGGAGATTGCGTCGGAGCGGTCCACCTACATCGCCACGGCGACCGCGCTTCTGGCCGAGATCAACGCCAAGGTCTCGCTGGAGGTGTCGCGGGATAAGGTGTGGCCGAAGGATGGCACGCGCCTGTCGAACCGTCTTCGCCGCGTCGCGCCCGCCCTGCGTGCGCTGGGTGTCGAGATCGAACTCGACCAGCATATCGGCCGTGGCGCCGATAAGAAGCGGGCGATCCGAATCCGCCGGGTGGAGGTGGGGACGCTGACCGTCCCCGCTGGGGACGCTGCGCCGTCCGGCACCGTGCCCGAAAAAACAAAGCAATCTCAACAGCTTGGCGGCACCGGGGACGGTGTGGACGCTGGGGACGCTGATTTGCCCCCACTCTCTGGCTCCAGCCTTTGGGAGACGACGATATGACAGCCGTGTCCGTGCTGCGCGCGATCCGCGATCAAGGCGCGACCGTCCATGTCGATGGCGGCAACCTGCGGCTCCGGGCATCGGTGCCGTTGCCCACCGCCATCGTCGCCGCCGTCCGTGCGGAGAAGGCCGGCTTGGTCCACCTGCTGACCAGCTACCCCGACTTTCTCGACCGCCTGGACGACTTCGAGGAGCGCGCGGCCATTCTGGAGTTCGACGCGCATCTGTCCCGTTCCGACGCTGAGCGTCGGGCGTGGGCTGAAGTGTTTGGGGTGCGAACATAGAAGTGCGTCGGCACGCCCCCCTAACAAACAAAGAAAAACACAGGCGGACCAAAGCGGACGTTAGCGGAATACTGTCTCAGTGTGTTGCTAATTTTCCTATTTAATGTAGAATGAGCTTGCCGTTTCTGACGTGGCAGGCTTTTCATGTTTGGTTGGCTGAAGCAGAGATTGCCTTACGAGCGCAAAGACGCTGGCGGCTATGAAGTCCTGACCGGCGGTGCTCTGCCGACCGCAGCGGGCGTTTCCGTCTCCCCGGAAACCGCCATGCGCTGTTCCGTCGCCTTCGCCTGCGTCAAGGTGATCGCCGAGACCGTCGAACAACTGACCCCGCACCTGTACCGCAAGAAGGGGCCGGACGACCGGGAGCGCGCCACCGACCACCCCGTCTATCCCCTGGTCACGCAAGCCGCCAACCCGTGGACCCCGGCCAGCGAGTTCCGTCTCGTGCTGGGCACGCACTTCGCCACCTACGGCAACGCCTATGCCTTCGTGAACCGCGACGGAGCCGGGCAGGTGGCCGAGCTGATCCCGCTGGACCCGCGTACCGTCTCCGTCCGTCAAGACCCGCGCACCATGGTTCCGGTCTACACCGTCGCCACGGGGGCCGGGCTGGCGCGCGACTACGACCGTTCGGAGATCCTGCACATCCGGGGCGTTGGGCTGGACGTTCACAAGGGCGCTTCGCCCGTCACGCTGGCCCGTGAAGCCATCGGCCTTTCCCTGACCCTGGAAACCCACTGCGGCGGGCTGTTCGGCCGTGGCGCCAAGCCGTCCGGCATCCTGAAGCACAAGCGCAAGGTGACGCCCGAGCTGATGAAGAAGCTCCGCGTCTCCTTCACCCAATGGTTCGGCGGGGCCGCCAACGCCGGCAAGACGCTGATCCTCGAAGAGGACATGGACTTCCAGCAACTCCAACTGTCGAGCGTGGATGCGCAGACGTTGGAGATGCGCCGCTTTCAGGTGGAGGAAGTCAGCCGCTTCTGGCGCGTGCCGCTGCACATGGTGGGCGAGATGGACCGCGCCACCCACGCCAACGCGGAAAGCATGGGGCAACAGTTCCTCACCTTCTGCATGCTGCCGATCCTGCGCCTGTGGTGCGACGCGCTGGCGATCACGCTGCTGACCCCGGAGGAACGGGGCGAATACTACTTCGAGTTCCTGGTGGACGACCTCGCCCGCGCCGACATCGCCGCGCGCTTCGAGGCATACAGCAAGGCCATCAACGCGGGCGTGCTCAATCCGAACGAGGCCCGCTCCATGGAGAACCGCGCCCCCTACGCCGGGGGCGAGACCTTCATGCGCCCGGTCAACACCGCGCCCGCCCCGACCAACGGCGCCACCAGCACGGAGGCCGGCAATGGAACGGCTTGACCTCGAATTCAAATTCGCCCCGTCCGACGCTGGGGTGATCGACGGCCTTGCGTCCCCCTTCGGCGGTGCGCCCGACCGGGTGCGCGACATCGTGGCGCCTGGTGCTTTCGCCCGCTCGCTGGCCGAGCACAAGGCGCGCGGCACCATGCCCGCCATGCTGCTGAGCCATGACCCGGCGGCCGTGGCCGGCACCTGGGAGACGATGGAGGAAGCCCCGGAAGGGCTGAAGGTCTCGGGCCGGCTGGCGCTGGGCACGACCACGGGCGACGAAGCCTATGCCTTCGCCAAGACCAAGGCCGTCACCGGCTTGAGCATCGGCTTTCGCACGCTGAAGGCGACGCGGCTTCCCGGCGGTGTCCGCCGGCTGGACGAGGTGGACCTCTTGGAGGTGTCGCTCGTCGCCGTGCCCGCCGCGCCTTCTGCCCGCATCACCAGTGTGAAGAGTTTCCCGGCCGCTGGCGCGGCCATTCTTGAGGAGAGCACCATGGAAGACGAAACCACGGCCGCGCCCGACAACGGCACGGTGGAGACCAAGGCCGCCGAGCTGGTGGCCGGCATCGAGACGAAGATGACGGCCGCGATCACCGCCGCGCTGGCGCCGATCACCGACCGTCTGGGTAAGGTGGAGACCGCGCTCCGCCGGCCGGGCGCCGCGCCCACCACGGAGACCAAGGGCGCCGAGGCTCCCGAGCGCAAGGCGTTCGAGACCTATCTCCGTCACGGCGTGGCCGGGCTGGAGTTCGGCGAGGTGAAGACCCTGCGCACCGCCGACGACCCGTCCGCCGGCTATCTCGCCCCGGCCGAGTTCATCGCCGAAGTGGACAAGAACATCGTCATGTGGAGCCCGGTGCGCCAGTACGCCACCGTGCGCAACACGGCGCGCGGTTCGGTGGAGCTGCCCAAGCGCATCGGCCGTCCCACCGCCACCTGGGTGGAGGAGCTGGAGGACCGCGACGACACGGAGACCGGCACCCGCTACGGCAAGTCCAACTATGAGGTGAAGGAGCTGACGGCCTACGTGGACGTGGGCTTCAACACGCTGGAGGACGCCGCCGTCGATATCTTCGCCGAGCTGGCGATGGACCTCGCTGAAGAGTTCGGCGCGGCCGAGGGCACGGCTTTCGTCACCGGCAACGGCGTGAAGCGCCCCATGGGCTTCATGTCGGACACCAGCATTCCGACCGTGGCGACGGGCGACGCCTCGAAGATCACGGCGGACAGCATCATCGACCTGTATCACGCGCTGCCGAGCCCGTACCGCACCAACGCTGTGTGGGGCCTGAACGGCACGACGCTGGGCGCCATCCGCAAGCTGAAGGACGGCAACGGCCAGTACCTCGCCCTGGTGCAGGGCATCAACGGCGCCCCCGTGACCACCATCCTGGGCCGCCCGGTGGTGGAAATGCCGGATATGCCCAACATCGGGGGCGGCAACATCCCCGTCGTCTTCGGCGACCTCGCCCAAGCCTATCGGGTGTTCGACCGCGTGGGCTTCTCGCTGCTGCGCGACGACCTGACCCAGCGCACCAAGGGCAAGTGCCGCTTCCACGCCCGCAAGCGGGTGGCCGGTGGCGTCCGCAAGTCGGAAGCCCTGCGCAAGCTGATCGTGGCCGCGAGCTGAGGAGGACCGACCATGCGCGACCTGATGAACAACATCACGCCCGTCACCATCATCCCGCCGGGCACGACCACGAGCGACAACACGGCCGTGGTCTCGTCCATCGTGGACAGCCTGGGCTATGGGTCCGTGACCTTCGTCCTGCTGACCGGCTCCCTGGCGGACGCCGACGCCACCTTCTCCGTGCTGGTGGAGCACGGCGACGCGGCCAACCTGTCGGACGCCGAGGCCGTGCCCGATGATCTGCTGATCGGCACCGAGGCGCTGGCCGGCTTCACCTACGCCGACGACAACAAGGCCCGCAAGGTCGGGTATGCCGGCGGCAAGCGGTATCAGCGCGTCACCATCACGCCGGCCGGCAACGCCAGTGCGGCGAACCTGGGGGCCGTCGCCATCCTGGGGCACCCGCACAACGCGCCCACCGCCAACCCGCCCGCGTGAGGCCCGCCATGCTGACCGTCATCACCCCGGCCGCGAACCAACAGCTTACGACCTTGGCCGCCGTCAAGACGGAGCTGAAGCTTTCCGGTACGGCGGATGACGATTGGCTGTCGGAAGTGATTGACCGCGCCAGCGCCACCATTCGGCGCTGGTGTGGTCGCACCTTCGCGTTGGAAACGGTGCGGGAGACCTTCCGCCTGCCGGCGCCAACCGAAACCCTGTCCCTATCGCGCTGGCCTGTGGTGTCCATCGTCTCCGTGTCCGAGACGGGCAACACGCTGACCACTGGCGACTATGAGACCGAGGACGACGTGGGGTTCGTCTACAGGCTCACCGGATCGGACAGCCGCCGCCACTGGCCGGCGGGCAAGATCGTGGTGGACTACTCGGCCGGCTACATCCTCCCCGGCGCCTCTGATGCAACCCTGCCCGAGGATGTGGAACGGGCAACCATACTGCTTGTGAAAGCGGAGTGGTTCGCCCGAACCCGTGATCCCCTGGTGAAGTCCGAGGACATCGACGGGGTTCTGTCCACCTCCTATTGGGTTGGCGGCTTCGGTGATGGCGCCGCGCTTCCGTCTGACGTGGCCGGGCTCCTCTCCCCGCATCGTCTCGCTGTGTTCGGGTGACGCCATGCCCACAGAAACAGACGCCCTTGACCGTGCCCTTGCTCGATCCGGCGCCGACGTGACGGTGGTGCGGCCGGGCACCCCCACCATTTCCGTCTCCTGTAAGGCCAAGGTCTTCGGGTTGACAGCCCAAACCATCCGAGCGGGCTCGTCCTCTTCGCAGGGAAACTACCGCGCGATCCTGTCGCCTACACCGTTCCTCGCTGCCGGCTTCCCGCTGCCGATCCGCACGACGGACAAGATCAACTGGAACGGCTCACAGCGCACCATCACCTTCGCGTGGCCTATCCCGATAGGCACGACCGCCGTCCGTCTCGAAATCGACTTCACCGGGTGACGCCATGCCCTACGCCCCGCCCCGTGCCTGCAAGTGTGGCGCGCTGGTCCCCGCCGGCCAGAAGTGCCCGCGCTGCACCAAAGCCTATGACGCCGCCCGAGGCACCGCTCGCCAGCGTGGCTATGACGCCGCGTGGGAGCGCGTCCGTGCCGAGTTCGTCAAGACGCACCCGGTGTGCTGCGTCCCCGGCTGTGGCTGCCCCACGGAGGACGTGGATCACATCGTCAGCGTCAAGGAGGCGCCGCACCGCCGGTTGGACCCGACGAACCTTCGCCCCTTCTGCCACTCCCACCACTCGAAGCGGACCCGCCGCGACCAAGGCGGACCGAAGCGCCGGAGGGGATAGGCATATCGGAATTTCTCACCGAGGGGGCCGGGACCGTTGGGGGGTCTTGCGCGCAACACGCCGAAATTGGGGATTTTCATCATGAAGGGCCGGAAACCAAACCTGAAGGTGATCGAGGGCGGTGCCGCGACCGGCCGGTGCCCGTCTCCGCCTTCCTGGCTGACCACCCACGCCAAGCGGGAATGGAAGCGTTCCGCCCCGGAGTTGCACCGCCGGAAGCTGCTGACCGCCGACACCATGGCGACGCTGGAAAGCTACTGCGTCGCCGCCGGGCAGGTGCGGGAGTTCGAGGAGCTGATGGGCGCGGAAGGCCGCATGGTCTCCACCGAGAACGGCCCCAAGCCGCACCCGGCCTTCAAGATGCAACAAGCCGCCATGCGCGAAGCCCGGTTGCTGGCGGCCGAGCTGGCGCTCACGCCGCACCGGCAAGGCACCAAGGGCAAGACCGAAGAGGACAAGGGCAATGGCTGGGATTCCGATCTTCTCGCCTGATCCGGGGCTATACCCCGATCCGACCGGCCGCGCCGACAAGGTGTCCCGGTTCGTCCGCATGCTGCGCCTGTGGGAAGGCCGCTTCGCGGGCGAGCCGTTCCACCTGCACCCGTTCCAAGAGGCGGTGGTGCGCCGCATCTACGGCCCGTCCACGGACGCCGGCCGGCGGCTGGTGCGCCTCGCCTGCATCTGGATACCCCGTGGCAACGCCAAGACGACGCTTGCCTCTGCGCTGGCGCTGGCGCACTTCCTGGGGCCGGAAGCCGAAGCCGGCGGGCAGGTGATCCAGGCCGCCGCCGACCGGGAGAACGCCGGCATTGCCTTCAAGCACTCCTGGGAGATGGTGAAGCAGGACGACGCGCTGTTGCGCCGTGTCCGCTCCATCGAAAGCCGGAAAATCCTCAACCACACGAAGACCAGTTCGACCCTGAAGGCGATTTCGTCGGAAGCCTATTCCAAGCACGGCATGAACGCTTCGTTCTTCCTGGCGGACGAGGTGCATGCGTGGCCGGTGGCCGAGGGCCGCAAGCTGTTCAAGGTGGTGACCGACTCCATGGTGAAGCGCGAGGAACCGCTCACCGTCGTCATCTCCACGGCCGGCGAAGGACAGGGCGGGCTTGCCCACGACCTATGGAGCTACAGCCTTGCCGTGGCGCGCGGCGAGGTGGACGACCCGACCTTCGCCCCGATCATCTTCGCGGCGGACCCGGAAGCCGATTGGCGGGATGAAAGCGCGTGGCATGCGGCGAACCCGGCTATCGACGCGGGCTTCTGTTCGCTGGAGGAGCTGCGCATTAAGGCCCGCCGGATCGAGCACTTCCCGGCCGAGATCGCCGATTTCCGCCGGTTCCACCTGAACCAATGGCAGGAAGGCGCGTCGAACCCGTGGATGGACCTTGCCACCTACGACAAGGCCGAGCCCGTCACCGACTCGGAAGAGCTGATCGGCCGGACGTGCTGGGTGGGCGTGGACCTGTCCAGCGTGGAAGACCTGACGGCCGTGGTCGCCGTGTTCCCCGATGGCGAGGGCGACGGCCGCAGCTATGACGTGGTGCCGTCTTTCTTCCTGCCCGAGGCCGCGTTGGGGAAGAAAGCCGAGAAGGACCGGGCCGATTACCTGCGCTGGCGCGACGCCGGCTTCCTGACGATCACCGAGGGGAATCGCATCGACTATGACGCGGTGATTGCCCATGTGGTCGGGCTGGCCGAGCGGTTCGACCTTCAGGAAGTCGCCATCGACCGATGGAACTCGACTGCCGTCACCACGGCATTGCAGCGAGAGGATATCACCGTCGCCACCTTCGGGCAGGGCTTCGCCAGCATGGCCGCGCCCGTGCGCGAGCTGAAGCGTGCCATCCTGGGCGGGGAGTTCCGGCACGGCGCCAACCCGGTGCTGCGGATGTGCTTCGCCAACGTGGTAGCGGAGAAGGACGCGGCCGAGAACGAGAAGTTCACGAAGGAGAAGGCGCGGGGCCGGATCGACGGTGCGGTTGCCGCCGCTATGGCTGTAGGCCGCATCCTGGCCGGCGACGAAGGCCCGAGCGTCTACGAGACGGCCGACCGGCCGGACGGCTTCCTTGTCGTCGGCGGAGCTGATGAAGGGGACGCCGACGAGTGGGAGGATCTCCTACTGGTGTAGGAGTTCCTCGGATCGGAGGGGTGCCGTTTTGATTGATCTCGCCTCCTTGTCAGCAATGCTGCACAATTGCACCTCGTCCGAACTCTTGAGGTTGCCATCGTGACCAAGCTTGACGATATCGACAAATTATCATTCAGCGTGAAGTTGGGTCAGGCAGTGCATGAGGAGTTAAAGAGCGAACTCCCAAAGCATGACACAAAGCTAACTCAAACCATGACCGACATTAACCTCAATGCGGTTATATCTGGAACCCAAACTGTAGTGCGGGAAGCTTTAGGAAATCCAAACGAACCCGTAATTCTTGACGTTTCTGCTGACAAACGAAATCAATGGATGCGGGAGAAGCGAGCCGATGTGCAGGTTGTCCCTCCCCAGCACGCCCCCACCGACTTGCAGATTAGCATGGCCGGTAAGTTTTTGGTGAACATGGAGAGTGAATTAGGCGGCAACAAAGCGCGCAATGATGATCTTGCAAAATTAACCGAGCACAAGGGCGCCCCAACTGCGTCCGTAATGGCTTGGCGAGAGCAGTCATTTAAGCACATAGATAGAGGTCTTTCTCACTTAAAAGAAGAATCGAAGGACAGGGAGGAGCCTTACGTTGCCGTTATACAGCACTGGCCGCACAATAAACCGATAAGTGAGACCACACCTATAGTGGCCGTGGTCAACAAGGGCGAGGTGGTTTGGGACTCTCGCAAGCCGACGACAGGGAGCGGCACGGAGGACGACTGGACGCTTGTATAATAGGCCAAGCGTCCGCGAATGTCCGTCAACAGCAGCGTCAATCCGCCGAAAATTGTGGGGCGAAGTGTGGGGGAGGTATACTCCAGAAACGAAAAAGCCCAAGCAAATCAATTGCTTGGGCTGAATTCGTGGCGGAGGGAGAGGGATTCGAACCCTCGATACCCTTTTGGGGTATACACACTTTCCAGGCGTGCGCCTTCGACCACTCGGCCACCCCTCCGCGGAGGACGGGGTTATAGCCACACCCGAGGCGCTTCGCAACCCCTGTTTTGAAGGGGCGAACACGCCTTACGCGGCGGCCATCCCCGGCTCCGCCGTGGCGCCGGCGCGGCGCTCGCGCAGCCAGGCCCAGGCCTTTTCGTGCAGGTGGAAGGCCACCGTGTTGCACAACGGCTCGACCAGCGCCACGGCGCCGCCCACCGCCACGCTGCCGGTCATCAGGTAGCCCAGCGTGAACGCCACCGCGAAGTGCACGCACGCGAAGCTCAACGTCTTGGCCATGGCCCCCTCCATCACTGCCGTGAGACGAAGAATGCCGGCCGCGCGCCCCCGCCGTCCAATCGCGAATTCGGACCGCAGCGATAGCCTCGCCCTATGACGCCAGTTGGTCCGCCACCTCGCCCACCGTGCGGCAGAGCAGCGCAATGTCCGCGTCGCGCGACAGGCGGTGGTCGCCGTCCTTCACCAGCGTCACCCGCACGTCCGCCCCGCTCAGCGCGTCGGCGAGGCGCAGGCTGGTCTGCCAGGGCACGTCAGCGTCCATCATGCCGTGCAGCAGCCGCACCGGCCCGGCGAACGGGATCGGCGCGCGAAGCAGAAGGTGCCGCCGCCCTTCCTCGACCAGCCTGAGCGTCACCGGCTTGGGATCGTCGAAGTACTGCGACGGGCGGTACCACGCGCCGTCGCGCAGCTGCGCGGCGCGCGCGTCGGCGTCCAGCGCGTCCCAGATCAGGTCCTCGGTGAAGTCGGGGGCCGGCGCCACGCCGACCAGCGCCGCCACCCGCTCCGGCCGGCGCAGGGCGGTCAGCAGCGCGATCCAGCCCCCCATCGACGAGCCGACGAGGATCTGCGGCCCCTGTGTCACCCGGTCCAGCACCTCCAGCGCGTCCTCGGCCCAGACGCCGATGGTGCCCTCCTCGAACCGGCCGCTGGAGGCGCCGTGGCCCTGGTAGTCGAAGCGCGTGAAGGACAGCCCGCGCATCGCCGCCCAGGCCTCCAGCGCCACCGCCTTGGTGCCGGTCATGTCCGACATGAAGCCGCCGCAGAACATCACGCCCGGACCGGCGCCCGACCGGCCGGAGGGCGTGTGACGATAGGCTATGGTGGCCTCGCCGCGGGTCAGGCTATTGTGCCCGCCCGCCGGGGCGTGCGCGCGTTCGCTCATGGCTTCACCACATTCGCGTTTCGGGCAACATGACTTTGGATCCGCACCTTACCACCGCCGACGCCATGGGCAACGGATCGCCGCCCTTCCGCCAGCCCGGCCGCCGGCCGCCGGTGGTTCTGCAGGTGCTGCCCAACCTGGTGACCGGCGGGGCGGAGCGCGGCTGCATCGACGTGGCCCTGGCGCTGGCCGAGGCCGGGGCGACGCCGCTGGTGGC